GACCAGCAGAATTAATACGCATACGCTCTGTGTTAGAGCCATTGAATTCGCTATTAATAATTAAATCGTTTGTTGTTGTTCCAGTAGTATTAAAATTGAATCCATATCCGTTTCCACTAGCAGAGTGCCGCAGACCTAAACTAGCTGCAGCGGATGCTCTTTGAATAGTTAAACTACTTGATGGACCACTACTACCAATACCTACATTACCACTAGAATCAATACGCATAGCTTCAGCACCACCTTCAGCAAAGGCAATTGTGTCAGCAGTAGGGGAAAAGATACCTGTGTTGGTATCACCAGTAAATGTGATGGATGGGGTAGATGCAGAGCCAGCAGCGAACTGAACAGTCTGCGCTCCACCTGTGACAACCATCGTGCCTGATGTGGCGGGTAGGTCAATAACCGTAGTACCAGCAACGGCTGGTTCCTGCAATGTAACACTGCCCGAAGTTGAGCCTGACAAGACTAATGACATTATTTACTCCTTTTGTATATTTTAGTGGTTTTCATAGTACCACCCATCTTTGACCGCTCGGAATCGTTACCGTAACGCCACCTGAGATAGTAATTGGTCCTACCGAGAATCCATTTTTGTTAGTTGTCAGCGTGTAGTTTGCCGTAATCGTTAAGTTGTTTTCGTAGATAACCCCGTTAGCTTGCGCTCCGCTAATACCGCCCCAAGCTCCTGCTTGGTATCCCTCGAAACCATTATCAGTTGAACTATACCGAATCATACCGTTGACTGGGCTACTTGATCGTTGTCCAGTTGTTCCTACTGGGAGTTTGACTTGACCTGTGCCACTAAAGGTAGCGTCCGCTGCCGAGGTAATAGCTCCTGTAAAGGCTGAGGTTCCTGTTACCGCAAGGTTCCCACCGACTGTTTCGTTGCCTGTGGTTTGCATGGATACCGCAGAATTTACCGTCTCTACTACGTTCGTGCCGTTGTTATAGACAAACATCGACTTACCAGCGGGGACGGCTATTCCTGTGCCACTTGTGTTTTTAACCGTGACTGCGTCTGCTAACCCGTTGTTTATTAAGTATAATTTCTTAACTTGACAGCCTGAACCGAGGATTAACTGTCTGGCTCCGCCTGAAGTCCCCGTGAGGTTTAAACGCAGATTGCGGGCAGTTTGAGAGGCGTTTGTATCTGTTAGGGTGACTGTGACATCCGCACTTGAAAAAGCTACGTCTGCCGAACCTGTGATGGCTTCTTGAAACGCAACAGAAAAGTTGCTATTGGTCGTGGTTCCCCACGCACCTGTTTGGTCTCCAGTACCGATTAGCTCGATTTTTAAGTCACTATATGTCGATGCCATAATATCCTTATGCTGCTATATTCACCCAGTTCGGGCTTTGTGTGTCAATAATAGCAGTCCATGTCGGGGTTTGTCCATCATTGATGGGCGTCCAATTAGGCGTCTGACTGTCATTTATTGATATCCAGAAAGACACCGTTCCAACCTGTCCTACCGCTTGCACTCCTGTAACGCTAACTGTTGCATCTGCGTTAACTAAAACACTTCCTACAAATCCAGTCGCTTGAAGCCCTGTTACTGGGACTATCGCTCCGCCCGTTACGGTAACGCTGCCAACTTGTCCTGTACTGCTGACTCCCGTTACATTAACGTTAGCGCCTGCATTTACCGTTACCGCCCCAACAAATCCAGTAGCCTGTAGCCCTGTTACATTAACATTGGCATCTGCATTAACGGTGACAGACCCTACACTACCAGTGGCTTGTAAACCCGTTACTGGAACTATTGCCCCAGCCTCTACTGTTACTGACCCTACACTTCCTGTAGCGCTAACGCCTGTAACACTTACATTGACATCTGCTACTACTGTGACAGCGCCTATAAAGCCTGTTGCACTTAATCCTGTGACAGAAACATTTGCATCTGCCGTGACGGTTACAGAACCTACCTGCCCTGTACCAGAAACCCCTACAACGTCTACTACGGCTGTGCCAGTAACGACTACTGAACCAACGCTGCCTGTTGCTTGTAACCCAGTAACCGCTACTTCTACTGATGGTATAACCGTTACACTGCCTACTTGCCCTGTACCTGCGACTCCTGTAACGCTTACAGAAACACTAGCCGACCCAAGGTCAGAAAACGGTGCGCCCGAAAACGGGAAAAAGCCAAACATTTAGAGCACCACCCAACGGCTCCCCGAAGGCACCGTTATTGTCACTCCACTTGATATAACCACAGGTCCTACTGAACTAGCCGAATACCCAGACGGAATAGAGTAGCTTGTTCCTACTGTCATATTGTTAACTACAAGTCCGTTGGTTGCTTCAAAAACCAAATTCTGTACATCACCTGTTTCATCCTGAATCACGACTTTTGCAGCAGGATAATCACAAAATACGTCTTTTGTTCCAGCAGAGAAGTTCACTAGATTATTACTATTACTAGATGCTAGAACAGTGGTTCTACTTAAAGTAGTGCCACTAAGTGTGTAAGTACCGATCCCAACTTCAAACTCTGCTCCGCCTTGTGCTGCAATGGTGTAATAGGTTACATTGCCGTCTCCGATAACGGAAAAAGCCTGAAATCCTGTACTAGCACCAAGCAGAGTAATGGTTCCCGTACCAGTGGTGGTCGTGGTTTCCTTTACCCTGTCTTTAAAGACAAGAGCCATTTAAAGCTCCTTACGCTATGCGGATAATTGCGTTTGTTGAGTCTGCCGTTGGGAACACAATCGTAAACGTACCCGAAGTCGATGTCTTAGCACCGCCAAAGTCTAGTACGCAAACCGTTGGATCACCAGCTGCTGTGTCGTTATAAATCAACGCACCAAAGGCTGTAATGGTCGCAGTCGTAAACGACAAGTCCGCAAAGTCAGTAAACGCTGTAGTACCTGTAGAAGTAGGAGTTACATTGGTTAACGTCCCACCACCCGCAGAATAAGTACCAGAGTTAGCTACTTCGTTAGTGACTGTATACGCAGTAGTCGCAGCCGTAAATGATGCTGAGTTGTCATACAGAGCGAGTTTAAAAGTGTTACCAGTACTAGTTGTGAAGTTATGAACCGCTCTCATTAGCTCCACTTTGAAGCTGGTACACATAAAATTACCAGTAAATGCCATGATTTACTCCTCTAAAAGTTTAATTAATTCAGGATGACCAGCTTCCCTTAGCTTATAAGCTAGTGTTACACGATCAAATTTTACCGCTTCATTCATGTAAAAGACTAGAACTTCCCGAATATGATTCCTAAAAGCAATTGCTTGCTCCCGAACCAAAGGATGAGACTGATCCCCTACTTGAATAATTTTGTCTAAAGCCCGTTCAGCGACTTCAGCAGGAGTAAACCCGCCAAAGTCTTTAGTTGCCACTTGAATCCCGTTGGATTCACCTAGTCCTTGTACGCTAATCATCTGACTGGATACCTCACTTGTCCACTTCTGTAGGCGTCTTGACGCTCTTTTGCATCGCCTAACTGTTTGAGTTCTGCCATGGCTCTGCCATAACGTTCTTTGTATAAATTGACTGCATCAGCGTCCGACTTCATAAAATTAGCCGCTTCTAATAAAGCCCCATATAACAACACCGAGTCAAAGTTATTCCCTAACCAAGACGTGCCTGCGGTCACAATCGAAGGTGGGTAGTAAAAATAATGAAGCTCGGTAGCGTAGTTAGCGTCTGGGGTAGGTCCAAGAATAAAGGTGTTGTCGTCAAAAACAGCGTAATACTCTGGTTTGGCGTAAAAGGCTGCGTCCGTGTCTGGGTAGGACTCTCGGATAAAGTTAACGTCTTTATTGAGTAGGTAGCTAGTCTCATTCGCCGCATTAATCACCGCAAGACTAAATGTCGCCAACCAGTCAGATGGGGTCGCTAAAAACCGATTACCACTAGTCATGTTACCTGTCATATTTTTACGAAATGCAGGCAGTTGTACGGTATTAAAGACACTTTGCTCTGCCAACTGCACAAAACGGGCAATCTGCTCGGCAGACGTAAACGACCCGACTGTCGCTGGGAAGTCGTTCTCAGCAAA